AGGCTGGTCTTTGCACCCCACTTGCTTTACTACCTTGATAACCACGGCTACCGAATCTAAAATCTTCTCTTCCGTCATCTAACATACTTACATTTTTTAATCCATCTGTGTATGTTGGATTTATACCTCCTGTGTCTGTATCTACGATTGATATTAATTCATCTTGAATAGATTTATCTTTTATAATTGGAATTGCTTTTTTAACAGTATTAAATGTTCTAAATAATCCTATTCCTTTTCTTACATTAGATGGAATTGGAGCACCAAAAAGCACAGCTGTTTCAAAAAAAGGTCTTGCAAAATTTACAAAACTTTTAGCTTTATTACTAGCTCTTTTAAAAATACTAGGTTTAACAAAGGACGGAGTGTATCCAGAGAATCTGTCATCATCTCTTTGATTTTTTGATTTAGGATTTAAAGAAGGATCACCAGTTTCTTTAATATCAAATATAGTTGGTGCATCTTTTATGTTTATTGATGTAACTTGTGATGGGCTATCGTTTTCAAATCCTGCATCTGAAGTTACTGCACCTGGCCCTGGACTAAAATCAGATTGAGAAGCATCCTTACCGCCTCTAAGTTTAACACGTTTTACTTTCTTTGACATTATTTCATTCCTCTCATAAAACGAGACATATAATCTTCAACTGCAAACTTAGCTTTATCTTCTGGTATACCTAAAAGTTGTCTTTGATTTTCTAACATTTCAATCATAAGATCCTTATCCATACCTCCTCTTATGCCTTGTATTGCATTACTAATTTTTCCTTCAAATTCGTCCAAAGGAACTATTGTATTTTCTTCTGTTTGTTCTGGTCTTTTCATTGGAACAACTACACCTCGTTTAGTGAAAGGATTAGAATCTGCTGTTGCTATAATCTCTGCATTTGACATATTAGGAAAATCTGCTTCTAAAGTATCTTCCTCTCCAAGTATAAATGGCCCTGCTAATATTTTTTCTGCCATTAGGTTTTTACCACCAACTTTTTTACCAAGAGTTTTTTCTGCCACTTTGTTAAATAATCCAGAGTTAACTAAAAGTTTTCCAAGTCCACCACCACTTTCTAATTTAACTCTACCACCTTTTGCATATTGTTTAAGTATTAAACCTATCTCTTGATCTAGTTCTATAACTTTATCGTCATCACCTTTTTCTATAGCTTCTTCTCTTAAAGTATATAATTGTTTTAATCTGTTACCACTTGGGCCACCGCTGCCATATTCTTCTCTAGTCTGTGCTATGCCACCTGTTTTAGCAAAGCCTCTTTCAAAATATGGTTGATATTGAGTGTAATATTCATTTACAGCTGCATTATAATCTTCTTCAGTAAATTCTAAACCTTGATCTTCTAATTCTTGTTTTTTAGCATCTATATAACTTTTTAAACCTATACCTGCAGAAGCTATATTTCCAGGATCTGTTATTTGTTCTAAAGCTACTTCTTTTATACTAGCTGTTTTTCCTTTACCTTTAGCAAGAGCATCAAATTGTGTGTCACTAAATTTATCAACTTGATCTGCTATACTAGTTCCTCTTAATTCTCCAGCTGGTACAACATCATCACCTAACAATAATTCTTGTGAGGGATCTATGTTTCTTGCTCCAAACCCTATCTCTTCTCCACCAAATACTCCAAATTTAGATCCACCATAACCAACTGGTTTGATGCCTTCAAATTTTACATATGGCGCTGCAGACAATGCTAATTTTATTGGATCTATTCCACCTGTTGCTTTTGCTGAACCTGCTGCATAGATTAGTGGAGCAGCTGGGCCAAGAAATGGTGCAGCTAACATCATAGGTTTAGCTAATTCTTTTGGAACTAATTTCTGTGATATTTTTACAAAAGGTTTTGTAATTTTTTTAAAAGTTTTTTTAAGAAAGCTACCAAGGCCATATTGTTCTCTAGGAACTAACCCCAGGCCACCGCCCTCGTACATTTGTCTTTTCATCATCATTCTATTAATTGCCATAATTATTCATCAGATGCTGCGCCTATTGCAGGTATATCTGCTACCATTATTTTTACAGATCTTGTGATGTCCTCTTTTTTTGTATCAGTGTTTGGATCGTTGATATCATCTTCTGCTTCTTTATCTGAACCATACTCTTTATTTGTTTTTATATTTTTTAAAACTATCTCAGCTTCACATTCAACTATAGGTACTTTTTTGCCATCTATAGTTTCATATCTTACTGAGCCTTCTTCTTTAAATGCCATAATTTAGTCTCTATTCAATTGTAACATAGATAAAATAACATGCAATCTATCTGCAGTGGTTGCTTGTACTTTTATCTGTTCTCCTTCTGTCAATACTAACGGATTTGTTAGTAATTCAACAGTAGAATTTGCAGCTATAGACTGACTTTTAAACAAGTTATAAGTAGCGTCTGCCGTGTCTACTATTTCAACCTGAATAGGATCTGCCGAAATTGAATCATTAGATACTAAAAAGGACTTAACAATAGCGGTTGTAGCCGTCGGTACTGTGAAAATACTAGTATTTCCGTTAGTTGTCAAATCTGCTTTTACGTTTGTATATATATTAGCCACCTAAAAACCAGGTAAATCGCTCCTGCTCCTCTTTTAATTCGTTTAAATACGTAGAATTTAGCTGTTCTACAATACTAGCCAAAGACCTATTTATTTGTTTTTGGTTAGAAAACTCATATGTAGGTTTGGGTTCTGGTACTCTTACTATAATTTTAGCCATTATCTTCTTCCATCTGGTTGTATATCTATCTTAAATGTGCCAAATCTCCAAGACTCACTAGCAGCATCATTTTCTATTTTAATGTTTACGTATCTCCCTCTGGCACGGGTATCCTTTTTATTGGTAGTAGCTGTTATTGTAAAGGGACTTAATGATGTCGTAGATTGAGATTGTTGAGGAAATCTTTTTACAGCTAAAGTAACTTTTGCGTTACCTAATAAATTTTTAAAATCAGGTATAAATCTTCTAACTGCTAAGAAAAACTCTCCTTCTCCCATCTGTGGATTAGATATGTCAAAGTCAAAAGATTGTATAAAAGAAGTAACAGTAGTTGTTGTACCGTCAGGATTTACCTGATCAGTTCCTACCTCGTGTTCAAAATAGGTTGTTTGACCTAGACCTGACTCTCCAACAATTACAGGAAATGTACCACTTGAATTAGAATCATATTTAGTTGCAAAAGGATTTTGATAAACAGTTGCATCTATCCATGTTGTTCTAGCTTCTGTTCCTGTATACCAAGTGCCTTCTCCATAATTATAAACAACGTATTTATCATTATACTCTGATCCATTCGAAGGATAATACCAAACTATTTCAGTGTACAAATTATTTAAACCTGCATATACTTGTTGTCCTTTTGTTGTATCAAAATTATCATAAACAAAATCCTCTACAGAACACGGTAAAGATTTAACAGTACCATCGTATAAAAAGAATCCTTTCGAGCTCATCCAAAAAGCAGCACCATCTATTTGAATCACAGCATTTTTACCAATGATACCACAGTTTGTACCAACTTGTTCAAATCCAAAAGTAAAAGGAGCACCTACGAATTTCATAAGATATAGAGAGTTATCTGTCCAGATTAATATATTTTCTTTAGATCTTATTGCAGACATAATTTTAGTACCATCTTGTAATCTTTGTGATCCTGCAGTGTTGGTAGCTGTTGGTGTGTAAACATTTATAGCTTCTCTGTCAGAGAATCTTATGAACATATCATCTTGTGTGCTTGTATTACCAATTGTTGTTTCTGTACCTAAATGAATTAAGTGACGAGTAGTTGGTGATGTTAAAGTAATTCTAGTTGCTGTTGGATTATTATTAGTTTGAAAATTTGATGTTGTAGTTGATGCTCTTGTTGTCAAAGGTGAACCTGCTCCAGCGTTCCATGTAAATGTTTTACCGTTTCCTATAGTTGCAATTAATACTTCACCAAAGTTACTTAATGACCATAAACCTGGTTCTAGTGATATATCAGAAGCTGATGCAGCCTCTCCCCAGTTACCTGTACCCCAAGTATCAATACCCCAACCATAACCATACGATTGTGCTCTTGGGCCAACAGGTTCAAAAGGTTTTATACTTAAACTACCACCAGTTGATACTGTAGCAGTTGCATTAGATGATTGTGTTATTGTAAATGTGCTTGTTGTTGGAACTGTTATTACTTGAAAGTTTTTATCTTCAAAGTCTGAATTACTAAATCCTGTGCCACCTGGTAGGGTAACGTTATCTAATTGTATTATATCTCCTGCAGATAAACCATGTGCAGTTTTTGTAATCGTACAAGTTGGTGATCCATTTGTTGTTGCAATAGTTGCAGAGGTTAAAGTAGTTTTTAAAGGTGTAATATCGTGAAGTTTTCCTTCAAAGTATATTAACAAAAACTTATCTGTTCCTATGGCTACATATCTATTACCATCTAAGTCTACAAAAGCATGTTGTGCTCTAGCTACGCCCACTATTGTATCTGTTACAAGTGAAGCCCAGCCACCAACTTTTTCAGGTAGACCATATCTAAATCTTACATTGTCAGAATCAACCCATCTATTTTCTGCACCAACAGATGTATTCTGCTTATCAATTCCAGCTTGAAATTTAAAATCAATGAGAGCCACGTCTCATCTCCTATATTTTAGTTTTATAAGCCCAGCCTCTAGTCGCGTTTACAAATACTAGAGTAAAAGCTGCACCATTTGTACTGACAACTAAATTGGTAGCCGCACCTAAAATGTTTGAACCGTTTCGTGCAATAGTTAAATTATTTGAATTTAAATTATTACCACTATCAATAAAATGAACTTCATTTCCAATAGCTGGAGAGGATGGAAGTGTTATAGTTACAGAACTATTAATACCACCTGCAGATGTATCTACTAATAACTGATCACCGTTAACAGCTGTATAAGCACCTGGAACAGTGTAGTAACCTTTTGTTTGTAGTTTCCCTGTAATATCTGTGCCATCAGAAAATAATAGCGTCGCTGATCCAGCAGGTAATGTAACCCCTGCCCCCGAAACAGTTTTAACTGTTACAGTGTAACTACTAGATGATCTATTTGTAGCATCCTCTACAACAAAAACTCTTTCCGCTGAATCTGGCATGGTTACTGTTACGTTTCCAGATAGAGTTCCAGTTAATTTATAGTAAAAACTTTTACCAGTTGCTGTAGCATGGTTTGCTAAAGATAATGCTACTGTGCCAGATGACACTCCTATAATTAAAATACCTGATGCCGCTTGTTCTAATATTTGTAAATTTGTATTTGTAATTGTACCCCAGGTACCAGACTTTTCACCTGTGGTAATTAACTCTAATTTTAAATCGTCTGATGTACTCGATGCCATATTTCTCCTTATGGGTTAAGTGGATCAATAGGTATCCACGTTCCCGTTGCATTTGGATCTATTTCACTCCATGATATCACAGAAACGGTGCCTGTGGCAAGTTTAAATCTTTGACCCGTTACATTAGCTCCAAAACTAACTGAAGTATTTCCTACATTAATATTAAACCTATTTCCACTAGGTAAAACAACTACATTTTGAATGCCTACTCCAGCAAAAGTTGTTGACGCGAAAGGTGTTGCTCCAAAAAACATTACGGTATCTCCACCCAGGTTTGAGTTGCATTAGTAGGAACAGCCTCCCACATTCTTAAAGTAACGTCATTTGACTCTACTTTTAATTTTTCACCAGAAGGCTGAATAACAGCTTTTGCAAATACATCAAAATTACCAGTTCCAAAAGCAGTTGTTGATATATTAAATCTATTGCCTGAAACCACAGCTATTGCATTAGCTTTTGCAACTGCATTTCCTAATGATATATTTAATCTGTTTCCTGTTACAGAAACATTAGCCTTACCTATTACTGTAGTGTTACCTATTCCTACATTGTATCTATTACCAGTTATTGTAGGTTTAGCTCCTGCTTTTATAGTTACACTATTTACAGAAATATCAAATTCTTCACCAGTTACTGGTACGTCAATAGGTATGGATGCTTGAGCATTACCATTCGCTACATTAAATCTGTTACCTGTTAAAGATACAATTGCTTTTGCAACTATCGTAGGATTGCTTGTAGCAATATTTAATCTTTCTCCTGTTACAGATACTTCTGCTTTACCTACTACTACAGAATTACCAACGGCTACGTTTAACCTTATACCTTGTAAAGATACAAACGCATTAGGATTGAAGCCTACATCTGAGAATGCGGCTGATGCAAAGGGTGTTGCACCGAAATACACGGACTACCTCGCCGTTGCTGGGACGTTATTAGATCCGACTACAGATTGACCAAAGCATAAATATACATAATCTCCGTTGCTTCCATTTATACTATCAGAGGTAGCTAATATTTTAAAACCATTAGATACAAAATTTATAAAAGATGTTCCTGTACTTTCGGTATCACTAGTATCTGCTTTTAATTGATGTTCCATAGGATTGTCTATATCTCTTGCAGAGTCAAACATTCTCCAGTTTTGAGTACCGTTTGCTTTTTTAATCATAATCCATGAAGGTTTAAAACCAGT